GCCCTATTCAGTTGGGTAATGTTTTTACCCATAGCAGTCTATTCAATAGATGCACCTAGAAACCCACATAGATATAAACATAAGTGATAAGGATTTTATGCTATCAACACAATATCGTTTAAGACTTGAAGCTATCTGTAAAGATATTGCTTCTGGAGCAGAGGTTAGTTTAGAGGATATGATATGGGCAGAGAAATTATCTAAGGCAAATACTGCAGCAAGAGGGATGCTAAATACTGCAAGAAGAATGTCTACAGATCCTACAGATTCTTTTCTGAATGAGTTGAATATTGGAAACCCTGATTCAACTCAACATCGTAGGGGTTTCGGAGATCCACAAGATGTGGTAGACTGGTTTCATAATGAACGTTCCGATGACTGGAGACAAAGAGATTAGAATCTAAATTTATATTATGAATTATAAGATTAATCCAATGTGGCCAACACCAATAATTTTTATTGATGTTGAGGAAGATACTGATGAGTTAATGAATCATAATGATTTTCAAACTGCTCATGCTAATATAAAAAATAAATTAATATCTGAAGAAAATAATGATTTAAATATTACTCCTTTCGGAAGAAAGAAAAGAATGTTGGAGCAGTATCCAAGAATTAGAGATATTTTATTAAATAAATTTTATTATATTGCAGAGAATGATTTAGGGTATAGAAAAAGAGATTATATAATAACAACATCATGGATAACACTTACACCACCAGGTGGAAGTGCTCAAATGCATAGACATAGAAATAGTTTTTGGAGTGGAGTTTATTATTATCATGATAACTATGATGATGATTCAGGAGCAATTGAATTCGAAAATCCTTTAGCTACTAAATGGGATTTTTTCTTTGATGTTCCAGACATAGAATCATCTAATGAATTTAATTCTCCTGCTTGGAGATTTATTCCAGAGAGAAAAAGGTTAATATTATTTCCAAGTCATTTAAAACATGCAATATTATTAAATGAGAGTAATGAGATAAGATATTCTCTTGCTTTTAATATTGTTCCTTTGGGTAACTGGGGTGATTCTGATTCAACTTATGATATGGCATGGAGTTCAACTAAATATTTTTCTAGTTTGGCAGATAAAGAATGAATTTAATGAATGATTCTTATGATTTTGTAAATAATTTACAAACTGATGTGAGAGCTTTAATACCAATGATTGCCACGCATGGTGAGAATTTGGTTGGTGCTGAGATTGGAGTATGGAAAGGAGATTCCTTTTTAACTTTACTTCAAAATTGTCCAAATATAAAAACCCTACATGGTGTTGATTGTTATGAACCTTATGATGATTATTTAATTCCTAATGAATATAAATCTCCTGAACCTGGAGTTGTATATGATAGAAAGGCAATTGAATGGATTAAGATGGCATGTTATCATCGTTTAGAATATTCTGGACATAGAGATAAGATACGTTTCCATGAAATGGATAGTAATGAAGCAGCAGATTATATTGATGATGAGTCTTTAGATTTTATATTTTTGGATGCTTATCTAACTGGAGAACAGGTAGAGAATGATCTTAAAGTATGGTATCCTAAGGTTAAATTTAATGGTATTTTTTCTGGACATGATTGGAATTGTAAAGATGTTGAAGTTGCTGTAAATGATTTTAGAAAAGATAATAATATAATAAAATCAATGTGCACCTATGATAATACCTGGGTATGGAAGAAGTAGTCTGGTCAATAAATATTATGTTAGCTATACTTCTTGTAGGAGTATGTGTTACAATATACTGGATTTTTAAATACGATGAGTGGTATCCTAACGACAATGTTCATAGTCACATCCCCGTTGAATCTGAACACAATGATTCAGGAGATGAGAGATTATCAGGCAGAACAGAGTAGATTAACAATTGAAGAGATGCTAAATAATACACTTATGGAGTATGAAGATGGGAGCAATGGTTCCACCGAGCAGGAAGAGCTGCTACAATTTTCGAGTAACGAAGATTAATCGTGTTGTTGACGGCGATACTATTGATGTCACCATTGATCTTGGGTTTGACTTATACAAGAAAGAAAGAGTTAGAGTTGCAGGAGTTGATACGCCAGAGAAGAGAACAAGAAACTTGGAAGAGAAGGCACTGGGAATAGATGCGACAGCTTGGTTGAAAACAAAACTAGAAGAGACTATTAAAGGTGATGAAGAACTCCTTATTAGAACTGAACTTAAGGGTGGCGTTGGGAAGTATGGTAGGCTTCTTGGTTGGCTCTATGTTGGTGATGCTGATGTTTCATTAAACGAACAGATGATTATTGAAGGATATGCTCATGCATATGATGGAGGAACAAAGAATATGGATTTAGAAGCACTTCGTGTAATTCGTAGATCCTTTGGCACATTAAATGAATGATTAATTGGATAAAAGGATACGAGGATAAACATTCAAATCCTGTATTCAAACATTGTAAGAATCCCGATAAGTGGGAAGTGAAAGATAGTAGATTTATTATGTTCCGTTATGGAAAGGGTGGTGCTATAGATATTAGAATCATGGAGAATGATTCTGATCTTAGGCACGACATAAACATTACTGTCGATAAGGATGGTAAATTAAAAGCAATAGTTTCAGAACAAACTAAGTAATTATGGATATACAAAAAGTAGCATCTACAGGTACAGCAGCAGTAGTTCTTGGAACTGGTGCTTTTGTTGGTGGTAATCATCAGATTGATAAGATGCAGGGCGGTCCTCAGAAGAGAGAGGATGCACGTATAGAACAAATACGTCAGGTAGTAAGAGAAGAAATTTATATTCAGTTAGTTAATAATTGGCCTAAGAGTTCTGGACCTGTTAAGGGTCTTACAGTTCCTGAGCAAAATTATCGTGAACAAGTCCCCCAAAAATAGTAAGGATAGGGTTATAGATCTTATAAGGTTTGTAATCTTAGTTCAATTGGC